GTCCTAAAAATTTGTTTGATTCACGTTTGCGTCTATTGGTCAAGCCGACAACTACCTTACCGTTATCTTTATTCCATCTAAGGAATTGAGCAGCCACTTGTTCTTTCGGTGCGCCTGCATTTAATAAGCGTAATAGTGTAGAGCCTTTGAAAGCAGGGCCACCAATATTATATGTTAATTCGACTAATGCATCGAATTCGTTTTGGGTTAAGGATACAGTAACAGATTTGTCTACTGCACTTACGTATTGCTTAAGGGTAACTTTGAAAAGCTGTAACGCTCGTTCCTTAGTAATGGGAGCGTCCTTCATAGTAACTTTGGTACCATCTTCATAGAAGGTACTGCCAAAGCCAATAGTAGGGACGCCCTCGCCATCTGGATACGGTTGCGATCTAAACCCTTCAGAACCTTTTAAGTCTTCTGCGCCTTTATCGCTAAGTTCCATAATTAAGCCGCTGTAATAGCTGCAACAGCAACGCCAATAGCAACTTCTTTTGCCACGTCTTGTACATCAGGGTTAGTCACAACTTTTTCTGCAACATCTGCTGCTTCGTGTACAGTGTGATTAATAGCTTTTCCTGCGTCTTTAAATGCTTTGTCTAAACTGTTTTTCATAATAGTTCCTCTACGATTGTTTCAACAACTTCTTCAACCACATCGTCGGGCACCACAAGATCAACGACTTCTTCAATAATATCTTCTAAAATATTTGCGTACATTGTAAACTCCTAGGTTGGTTTGCTAAGTAACCTACTTAGCGAGGGAATAGGGAGTAGTCCCTGTTATATAATTAAATTGGCAGGCGCTTCCTGTACAGGTATGCCTCCAATAACCTCAGCAATATTGCCATTAGCTAGCCATTCTAAATACTGAGTATAGTCAGAATTATTTTCATCTAAAGGAATCACTGCATTATCTATTGTTCTGAGAACCGATCGATCATCTATTAATTTATACACTTAAAGCTCCGCATTTATTGTTGCAGCGACTGAATTATAAAATAGCCAAAAACCAGCAGCTGCATTTGTTGCACTAAAAGCTAAAGAAGTAGTACTACCAGTTAAATTTACAGCACTTATATTAGTCGCACTAAATGACATTACAGTCGATGGACTTATTCGTTTAATAGCCTGCATTGGTATAATGCCATAATTATTTGCAGCGGCTGCTGTTGGATTATAACCAGACCATCTGAATACAGTTGATGCTATTACTTCTAGGTATCGTTGACAAAGTGATAACTCTTTTCCAATAGGTCTATAATCAAAAGCTGTTGCAGCATTACCTTGTTCAAGCTGAGCTGTCGCAAGATTCCATGTACCGCTTGTTTGCGCACCAACAGTAAATAAGATTTCTATACCAGTTGTTGCTGCAGCTGGCATCAAAAATGTCATTGAGTATTGAGTTAATGTAGATGTAATATTGAAATTTTGATTTGTAATAGCTGTCTTGGTTGGAGTACCAATCGGTCCAAATATATCTGATGTATTTGCATAAGAGATGGCAACATTCATTGTTGTTAATAATGAGTTACGCGCCATAAACGACAATGTCACATATTTACCAGCAAGGTCTTGAGAATTCAATGCTTCAATTCTCTGCCCTAGGCCTATAGTTGCTACACTAGCTGCCCCAGTTATTTGCGCAGTAATCGTACCACTAACAGCAACAGGTTGTATTGTGACGTTAGCGCCTGTGCTATAACCAAACCATCTATCCAATTGATAACCAGTTGATACTGTTGGGACAGTTACCCCAGCCGTTATAGTTTGTGCAGCAATACCACGTTGGCTTATATTAAATTGACCATTAATAAGTCTATTTTTATATCCAAAATTTGATGACATTGCTACAATGCCAGAATCAGCTGTTATTATATTAGTTACATGATTGACATTAACTGCCATAAATTAAACTCCTAATGAACCTTGCATATCATCTTGTAAAGATACCCAGTTATAAGACTTTTCTAGGAATGTTGCTCCCGCTTGTGCTTCTACATCTGCAAGAGGTGCATGGTAGCGTCTGAAGTCAATATCTTTAGTATCATCATTAGTTGGTTTAGTTGCATAACCTACTACGTCAATCATTACAGAAAACTGAGCATTACGTTGACGACTAATAGATGCTGTCACGATACGAAAATAAGCACCTTCAAATGGTACACCGTAGGTTGATGTTGCTAAATCTAATTGTATTGCCATGTTATATTCCTTATTGTATTTTATTTATGCGTATGTGATTTCTATCGTGTCTAAATTACAGCCCCAGCGTATGCTTGTTGTTAACTTTGCTCCACTGGTTACAGTAAGTGCTTTATTAGTTGCGTCAACTGTAAACGTAGGTTGTGTTGTTAGCCCAATTGTATCAACTATAGTTTCGATAGCTATACTAGATATAGTGACCGTTCCAGCATTATTAACAATTGCACCTTTAATGATATAACTTGCCATGTTTGCGGATGCAGTTTGCTTTGCTATTAATGTACCAAAGAAGGTCATTGCTTGGTTTGATTGTACAGTCAATTGATTATCAGTTGATGCAGCATTTGTATTAGATGTTAATACTACTGTAGTTGTTGTTGTAGTCGATGCAACTAACACTATTTTACCAGATTGTATTGAACCTGGGGACACAAATGCAGAATAACTGCACGGTGAAAACGCAAATTTACCTCGAACACCTTTTGTGTGTGCTCCATCACCTATCGCAACTGACGTATGACCATTAGCAGTACACACATAACCTATTGCAAGGGAGTTAGAGCCAGATGCAGTAGCCGAATTATAACCTAATGCAATTGAACCGTTTCCTGTAGCGGACGATTGTAGACCTAATGCAATTGCTCCGGTAGCTCTTGCCCCATACGAACTTGTATTATTAGCAATAGCCGCAGCAAAACTGTCTGTGCCAGATGCATATGAATTTCCAATAGCTACGGCAGAGTACCCTCGTACATAGGAATTAAAGCCAATAGCATTAGCATAATCGTAATTACCGTTTGCATTAGCTTGATACCCTATAGCTAATGCACCTAATCCCATAGCATACGCAGTAACACCTACAGAAACACTACTATTAGAGCTTGAAGTAGCTGATGTCCCAATAGCTATTGCATTAATGCCGGCTGCTTGGGCATTGCTACCGGCTGCAACGCTACTAGCACTAGCTGCTTTTGCGTTTTGCCCAAATGCAATACTATTTGCCCCCAACGCACCATAACTACTCGTATTGTTCCCAACACCAGCAGCAAAACTATCTGTGCCAGATGCATAAGAACCACCTAGTGCCATTGCCCCTGCGCCTGTTAGAGCATATGACCCGTTACCACCACTATTAGTTCCTATTGCAGTAGAATAGTTACCTCCTGCATAGCTTTGATACCCAATACCATTTGAGTAGTCCCCCGTAGCATATGCCCCGTATGCTAATGCTAACCCCATAGTGCCTGTTGCGTTAGCGTTTCCACCTATTCCTATGGCAAATGACCCTGTTACAACTGGTCGCATTACTGAATTTGAAAAGTTCTCAGCATAACCACGCATTGGTTTTTTATCATCAATTTGCCAATTCGTTCCATCACATACTATGTCTAGACCTTCACCACGTCTTAAAATAAGCGTAGCAAGACCATCAATCGTTTCAGCACCACTTGGGTCAATCGTAATTGCATCAGTTACTGTATTAGAAGTATTCCAAATAGTACAAGTAAACCCTGCACCTAATGTAGCAGCAGCAGTTAAACTAATAGTAAACGTACCTGAGGTACAGTTAATGATTTTACCCAAGTCACCTGCTACTACCGTGTATGCAGCTGTTTTATTAGCAATTGTTTTAGTAGCACTTGCTCCACTGCTAATAACCAAATCACCAGAACCTAGTAACGTAGTACCATTGATTGATTTAATATTAGTTGCAGATACTAGAGCAGCTTGCTTAGAGTTAAATGTATTCCAGTCTGTAGATGTCAGATAGCCACTTACTGATGTAGTGGCAGCGGCTATGCTAATAGTAGGTGTTGCACCACCACTTGAAGCTATAGGTGCAGTGCCTGCTACTGAAGTTACTGTGCCGCTATTAGTTGTTGTGAGTATGCCATTGCCATCAATAGTTAATCCAGTGCCGACTTTAATGCCACCTAATGTAGATGCACCAGCAGTTGGCAACGTATATGAACTTAGTTTAGAATTAAACGTAGTCCAGTCAGTAGATGTTAAGTAACCATTTACGCTACCACTAGCTGCAGGTAATATAGCTTGTGCCCCTAAAGCTGTTAATGCTGTAGCCGCTGTATTACCGCCTGTACCACCTGCAGATATTGGTAGTGTACCATAATTTGTTCCCCGTAAAATCGAGGATAAGCTTTTAGACATGTTTTATCCTCATAAAGTTGGGAATGATGCTGTTGGTGGTGTGAAGTTGGTTGTATAGCGAGCGATGCCTTTTGTTATACGGATATCATCTAATACACAGTCAGTAAAGAACGTTTGAGATTGGTAACTCCCACCTTCCATGCCTATATTAAGAGTTGTGTTTGAAAAAGCACTAGCATTACTAGTAGTTCCTCCACTATTACCATTAACATATACAGTAAGTTGTCCAGAATTTCTAACGTATGCAATATGTGTCCACGTATTAAGAACCACACTTATGTTAGACGATAATCCTGCCGTGTAATCAATTGGATTATTTGTTCCTCCAGCAAAACCAAGCCAATAGCCTGAACCACTATTTCTAGTTGCAATCGTACATTGCCAATTAGATGATGTAGAACGTTTGTATATCCAGAATTCGATTGTATAATTATCACCAGCAGCTAATGCAAAAGCTGCATTTGATAATGTCAACATTGAGGTTGACGTTCCTGGAAAACTTAATGCACCTGTACCCGTTTTAACAATACTTGTTGTTCTTGTTACTGCACCTAAATTAGAAATACCACTTGCATAACTACTAGAGTCTACTATTGATGCAGAATCACCCTTTAACAATAATACTACCGAACTAAAGTATGGGTCAGTAATTGCTGGTGTCGTGCTATTAGAAGTTGCGGAACTAACACTTACTCCCAACGCATTAGTAGCTGTAACGGTGAATGTATAACTCGTTCCATTAGTTAATCCACTGACAATTATCGGAGAGCTTGTTCCAGTAGTGATGTGTCCACTAGAACTCGTCACAGTATAACTTGTGATAGTAGAACCGCCGTTTTGCACAGGCGGAATAAATGCCACCGATATTGAAGTAGTACCAGCACCAGTAGCAGTCCCAATAGTCGGAGGGTTAGGCTTTGTCTGACCTATTGCCCATAGCGATGAACGTTTATTAACAATTTGTTGCGGTAATGAAAAGACACCATTAGCTTTACCAGTATAGTTAGTACCATCGGGGTTATTCGCTAAGCTTCCAATCATACCTCCTTGATATTTAGCCATTAGGAAATCTCATCATAAGAAATAGTATAATTAATTTTGCTAGCTGTACCTGATGTTACAACAATAGACATATTTTCATCTAAATATATTGATTTATCTAACAAGGATAAAGCAGCGCCCGGAGGAACTGAAACTGTAAATATCAAAGGAAATGCTGTACCACCGCTGGGAGCAGATCCTTGAGCCACTGCACCATTAGTATATAATGAAACAGTAGCATTAATAGAATTTGTACCATCAACATTAGATGCTAATATTGTATTTAACTTTAAAATTTTACCACTAGACGCGGCGTTGGTCAATAGCACAACGTTCGTATTGACACTAGGTGTTAAATAGGTTGTTCTGCCATAGATGTTTGCCACGTTTACTATATTTGGACTAGCCATTTAACCTCCAAAGACGATAGACATGGCAATAGCCTTGCCAGTTGTTAATATTGCTGTCGCTGGGACAGACGGTGTTTGTAATAATTTCCAATTAGTACCAGTATAAACAAATGAAACAGCCGCACCACTAATATCTAATATAAATGATGTATTGTCTGATTCTATTGTTTGTCCAGTATTTGGAAGTATTGTTAAGTTATTTGTGCCAAAGGAATTATTAGTATCGACAAAACCAATTGTGGCACCGTCAGAAGGTGATGCTGGGAATGTAACATTAAAAGCACCTGCTGCAGTATTACATCTGACCAGGTCATTAGCGACTGAAGTGTATGCAGCTGTTTTAATTGTAGTAGCTGCTAATCCTCCGCCACTGCCCGCAACAATTATATCCCCTGAGCCTAATAGGTTAACACCGTTAACAGTTTTAATATTAGTGCCAGATACTAATGTAGCTTGCTTTCCGAATAATGCTGTATCGACTGCCTGCAATGCTGTCTTAATCCTAGGAATGTCATATACTAATGTATTAGTCAATTCAGGGACTGGTAAAGAATAGTTTGTAGTGACTGTATTAGTATTCGCCATAAATCACCTATGTAAAGTCAGCCCAAGTAGCGCCTGATTTTGTTAATTTAGCATTAAGTTGTGTTTGAATAGCAGAGGTAACACCAACAAGATAATTTACTTCAACAGAGCTTGCAGTGATTGCGTCAATAAATGTATTTTGACCTGCAGTTAAATGCAATGCAGCATCATTAGCATGTGAAGTTAAAGAAGCACTAGTAGCAGCATCAGTAATGCCATACCCAGATAATGTAGTAGGCTTACCAGTTAATGTACTAAAACTAGGTGTTGCACTAGTAATTGCTGTGTCTACCTCTGTTTTAGTGTAAGCATTGGTAATACCAAAACCAGCAATAGTTGTAGGAACGCCAGTAAGACTTGCAAAAGCAGGTGTAATAGTGACTGCTGTGCCTGTACCTGTAATACGGCCTTGTGCATCAACAGTAATTGGAGTAATAGCTGTTGGACTAGTATCGTATGTGCCTGCAGTAACACCACTATTTTTAAGTGTCAATGCTGCTGTTACGTTTGCAGTACCATCAAATGTTACAGACCAAACACCATCACCTGTAGTACTAATAGTTCTTGGTGTTGTTAACTTAACAGATGTGTCTGCACTACCAACAGATGTATTGATTTCAATATATACACTACCAGACCATCTATAAGTCTTGCCAGTGCCTGTTGCAACGTAGATCTTACCAGTTTCACCTGTTACAGGGAAGTTAGCAAGAGCAGCTGCTTCTACAACATCATCTACATAACTAGGAAGATACTGCGAAGGGATTAAAGTATCTGCGCCTAATGGTGCATAACCGTTTGCTACGCCTTTATTAGCAGTAGCTTCTTTTGTATTAATTGCTGCAGCATGTGTACTAAACAAAGCATCCATACTGCTTAACGCTGTTCTCAATCTACCAATATCATACGTAATTGTATTATTTAGATTAGGGATTGGGAAGTTATAATTTACTGTTACATCATTTACATTTGCCATTTTTATTCCTCAAAAAGTTTCCAACTAGCGTTTACTAGCTGTGGTTTGTTTAAAAGATCTCTGTAATCTCCTGAGAAGGCAACAGTTGCCAATTCACTTCTATCTGCTTTAAAGGACACAACAACATCATTATCTGTAATATAAGATTCTACAGTTGTGCTTAGTGTGTCAATTCCAGTCTTTAGCGAGACAAGATTGTTATCCATCTCTAAGTAGGTTAACGGAGATCCTTTACTAATTCTTGTAACTAGCTGAACCATTTGTTACTCCTATAATTCGATGTATCCTTCTAGCAGATACCCATCTAATATGTATAATTGGCCTTTATAAACATAACCATCATCGAGATACCCATCCATAACATACTCTGCATCTAGCGATGAGTACAAAATAGTAGGAGCTTTCTCGACACCTGTTAGTTCATATTGTAAAACAGTAGCTGCACTTGCCGTGTAAGGCATCATACTAATACTGCTTGATATATTTTCTAAAACAGGAGAGTATGCTAATGTAGGTGTAACTATCGTATTACCATCAATGACAGTTATTGGTACTACAGGTGCAAAGACTAAGTCTTGAATCTCGCCTGAAGCTATTATTGAAGTTACTGAAACATTAGCTAATATATTAGTTATTGAGGGTGTTACTGCTGAAATTGTTGTAGTTTTTGCTAGGATTGCATTAACTGTCTTCTCAAGAGGTGTTACAACATACACTATAATTCTGTGGGACTAAATAATAGCTCCACAGTTCCGCGTACAGGTTTCCATACTCTTTTAAACAGTACCGCAGGTGGCTCCGAAACTTGTAGTTCGAAGAATCCATATGCAGCTTTGCTTACTGACGGGCCTACTAACCAATTTGTCCCGAGTGTCTCGGGGAATCTAATGTAAATAATATTAGGGGATGTTAATGCCCACGCACTATCTAAAGCAGGTGTTGTACTGTTTACTCTAGATGTACCAGTTGTTAATCTGTAATAGCTATTGTTGTAGAGAACAATTTCCTCTGCATTGTAAGCAAGGGTAGCATTCCATAAATCTCTATTAACTGGATTTCTAATGGAGAGTGTGGTAACAATACCGTTTGGTCTTATTGCAGTTGGTATTTTATCCTTACCGATTGTTGTGTTTAAACCTTCAGCAACAACAGCACTAAATGTATGGCCTAAGTCAGTACGCCCTAAGAAACCCACTGTAATTGGGTACTCAAGTTGCTCACCTTGTACCAATGACCATAATGAATTACCAGCATCGGATATTAAATCTGTTGTTATTACATTTATTCTAGACCTAGCCATTATTCCTCCGTTCCGGGGTATAATCGTATTTATCTACTTTTCTCTCTAACTTTTCGAGTACTAGGTCTAGTTTCTTTCCCAAACTATCGCCTAGACCTCTCAAATCTTCTTTACGTGCATAATGAGTAGACATTTGTACCTCTAATTCTTCTAACTTATCTAGTTTGCGAGATATCTCACTAAGATGTACATTTAAATCTGTTCTTTTAACATAATCAGTTGCAATTAAAATTCTTAAATCGTTTAATGCTTGAATAGCCACATCATGGTCGTCCTCTAGACTTTTGAACTTGGTTGTTAACAACCCTATAAAAGTCGTTGCAATAGTCCCTCCAACACCAATAAAGATGTTGACCCAGTCTTGTGTTTCCATCTTAATATCCTTAAAAGTTGAAACCTCGGGAAGTTCTTTTCCCACCTGTTTGAATTGGATATAGATACTCTACTGCGTAGCGTACACCATCAGAGAAATGTTCTATACCTTCCGACTTATCGATAGTCGCTATATCTAAGTTGCGGTCAGTCCACTTTGTTCTCTCTAATGATAAAATGGTACCACTACATCTGGGATGTACATACATATCTATTTTACCAGATGCTGTATGTAACTTACGATTAACAGCCGCTACACTATCCACAATGGGTGGCGCTGCTCTATGTGCTATACAAATAATACCATTAGATTCTAATATGCTAAAATCCGTTCGTCCCACTGGCGCAGAAGTCTTTCTAGCTCTTCCTGATGGATCAGGATAGGCGTAGATCTTATGCCCTTGGAATTTAGTTTTAAGAGCGATAGCGAGGGCTTCAGTGTCTGGGTGTCCTTGCATCTCATCGATAAACTGCATCTGATGACCTCTGAGTGCAAAGATGCTAGAACATTGTCGCATGACGTTAAAGTCGATACAGACATGTACATCTTCTCCTGGTTCAAAGTATTGTAAATGAGCATCTACATGTTTCTTTCTATCAAAACAATAGAATACGCTATTACCAGACTCTGCAAATGAAGCCATATATTCTGAGGCCCATGTTACAGGGTCTAGCTTATCTTTTAACTTTTCAATCTCAACAGGATCAAGGAATGGTGATTGTAAATAATCATATTGCCAGAAACCCCAATCAGGATCTGTTTCGTGGTACATACACATTTCATGAAAGAAATTATACCCTTTTGGAGTACTAATAGCTAATGCACGCCCAGGAGATTTAGCACCAACTGCTTTTGCTCTTCTATTACTCCATCTAGTAGCAATAGTAGGTTGTATAACAGATTGCCAAGCTTCTTCGGCAGTAATACCTTTAGTACAAGAAGAGACTTCGTCCCATACTACAAAGTAAGCACCCTTACCACGCATACGTTCCACTGATTCAAAGGATAATAGTATTAATTCTACATTACCTGGAAATAGAAAACGTCCTGTGTCTCTAGATGCTTTAATTGCATAATGCTCCATCCCAAGGTCATAGTTTATAAGAGGATAGTAAATATCCTTCACCTGATCAAAGGTAGGAGCGATAATGTACACTTTTTTATTAGGTACATTATGAGGTAATTCTAATAGTTCAAATATTGCTGAAATAGCAGCTACGGCAGCTTTATAGGATTTACCCCAGCCCCGAGCACAACAAACGGTTGCATATCTTACACTACGATCAATAAATAAGGCGCGATATATTTCAGATTGCGCAGGGTGCAGGTTAATAGCCACGAATAATCTCCAAGGCACCTGCAAACAATCTAAGCATTGTTATTGCATACACCATAGCTATCCATGTATTAAGTTCTACAAATGGGCCAATACCCAGTATAATTAGGTTGAGGAGCATACTTGGTACCATATGTAGATAAATGAGTTCAAGCAAACCATCATAACCAGCCAATTTAGAGCACGGTCTGTTACTGTAGGTACAAGTATTGAATACGCAATAAAGCCTATATAGTACAGGCTAATAGTTATCAACAGGTAAATCATCAGGTAACTCATTTTGCTCTCCAATTATATATGTATCGCCCTCTTTATTGAGGTTTATGATTAATGGTACACGTTCTTGTACAGCTTCTTCGTGTAATTCGGGCACTCTACCATACCCATATCTTAATAGCTTTTCAGCGACATTAGTTAACTTGTCATAGAGATTCATATGTATTTCTTGATTATATGTACGTGTCTTGCCGGTAGACGTCAAAGGTACAATAATATTGTCTCTCCAATCATTATAGAACTCTATTTGTTTCTCTATCTCACGATATTTAGTAACCAGTTCATAGATCGGATCAAATCTCAATTCGTTAAGTTTGTTAATAGCCGCATGACCACCACGCTTGATACTGTGGATTCTCGTCAACTCACTCATACAAACCTCTAGGTTTTCAATCGAATAGCAATTTTACGTACTATTCTTATTTATTTAATTTTTAGGGTTAATTTAACGGGGTTAAGTAATGTTATTATATTAATAAGTATTAATTAAAGAATAACTATAAATGATGGATAATTAAGGGGGCAGCTAAAGGGTTAATTTAACGGGGTCTAGTCATCGTAAGGTACCAATTCCCATTGAGGCTCTAATTGTTCTTCGAATGCCTTACGAGCTTTATAAGCTTCATGAGGGCAATCAAAAGCACCAATATATTTCTTTTCAACTCTAAACTTTTGTATTACACGACTACTGGCTACCCACTTACATCTTTTAGTATGCCAAAAGACTCCTTTATAAGGTGATCTAATATCACCATCTGAACTATGTTCTGATACCATTGTTAAAGAATTCTCCGTATAGCGATTCGGTTGATGCTACCCAGGCCAAATGAGCTTCATATTCATTATCAAACTTACCGATATAATAAGTTTTATTATGGTACCTTATTTGGGCTATCCAGTTTTGCCTGCGCTTACACCAATATACACCTTTATACCGGCTTGTTGTATTTTCCCATTTCTTTCTATTACGACAATTTTCAGCACGTGTTGCAAGTCTTAAATTTGATAAATCATCATTAGTATTGTCTTGATCAATATGATCTATTTCATAACCATTAGGTATTGGGCCGTTTGCTGCTATCCAAATTTTGCGTGTTTTATGGCTCATATAATATCCTTAAAGCGAAAAAAAAATAAGGGGGGAATCCCTCCCTACCCTCCCAAATGAACACCCGAAGGCATCCAAATGAGAGAGTAGAGAGGGGGTTGGTTATAGTTCTACCTCACCTGAGTTTAACATCTTACAAGCTATTTCAGCCGCTTCTTTGCTAAAGTAAGGTCCAATTTTTCCATCATAAGTTCCATAAGGGTCAGGCTGCCATACATTTTGAAGAAAACTAAAGCGCAATACAAAATTACCCTTATTCTCCAAAGACCAATCAACTACAAAGTCAGGACACAATTCATCCCTTAAGGCAAGTAATCTAGTAAATCTGCGCATTTCTTTTTGTGAGTCGTTCATATTCTTGCCTCGCCTGAGTTTAACATCTTAGAATACCTCCAGAATTAAACGTCATCTCTTCTTCGATTTATGGCCAGCACTGCTGTCATTCTCGAAAACATGCGGTATACTATCAACGAGTCTCTCAATTTCACCGACTGCTAAATAGGGATTTGCTACAACACTGGTGACTACTAATGTTATATTATTACCACTACGCTTTATAATTTCGAATGTAGCTACCGTGTATTCATAAGGGAAGACATTTCCATAAGTCGCGGGTAAATCTCCAATATGGCGTTGTTTGCCTGTTATTGGGTCAAAGACAATTACTTGCAAAGTGCTAGAGAGTTTTCTTTCACGCTGTAATGCGCCTCTATACCCTGCAGCAATACGTGGATAAAGCGCTTCTTTCTCGAATGCGCCTTTAGGTTTAAACATAGTAAATTTACAGTTCATTGTACTTTCTCCATTAAATCCCAATCATCATCTCTGTGTGAGTAAAACATACCATGTAAAGTAAACTTTATTGTGCTTGCCATAGTGCTGTGTGGGTGCATAATACCGACAACTGCATCTTGTCTGTCTTGATGAGCATCGTTATCAACATAGTGTATAAGAACTTTATGACCCTCTCTGTTTACCCAGGTCTCTCCTATAACAAATTTGGGTGCTAATCTTAAGTCATCTGCACTAAGCCATTCAGCACGACTTTTACCTCTTTCGATGAATACACATAAATATGGTAGTCCTGTTGCAGGGTTCTCATCAATATGTAATAGTGTACCTGGTACATTTCTTGCTACAATCTTATCGCCAACCTTCATTAGTGTTTCTCCAGAATTAAATCATTTGCACTAGTTTCTTTAGTGTGATAGTAACAGCCATCAAGTGTGTACCAATGTGCATCATCAGTTTTACCAGCTCTCTTAGATACACCTAATACAGGAAGATCATCAGCCTTAGACTTCTCTGCAATATATACAATAAGCACTTCAACACCCTCTCTGCTAAGATAAGTCTTGCCAACCTGTAATTCTACTGGCATTAACAGATTTAATTTAACACCGGCTGTGCATGTACCATTACCACGGTACCAAGAGAGATCACCGTTGAAGAAATTAACTCCTACAAACCTATCATCCTTTTCTAATACAATAAGAACACGGTGGCAGTCCATATTTCGATACTCTTTATTAACTTCTATCATCATCTTAGTCCCATTGCAATTTCAATTTTAGCTAGATCTTCTTCATTTAACAAATAGTTTGACCAAGCATTAACCTCATCATATGAAATCCTTACAGAGAAATTCTTTCCAGATTTTGAAATACATACTTCTGAGATTCTATCAAGGTTAATCAATACATTAGTCCCTTGATCTGTGACTTTTATAAAGTTCATTTTATTTTCTCCGCAACACTGATAACCTCTTGATGTGGATTTTTGTCGTATTCAGCAATTATTTCAAATCGACGATCTTTAATAAACCTTATTGTTGCAAAGTTACTCTTAAACACTTTGTCCATACCTTTGGGCAAGTACCCAATAAATACAAACTTATTTGTACCATGATGCAATGCCAATACTCTTACTGCATTAGGATCATACTGATTTCCAGGCTCTCTTTCTATAAAACCTAAATTGCCTTCCGCTATAGTATAGTAGAACTGTTGTACTGCTTGCGGTCTGAATGTAATGCCTACTACTTTGTACATTGTAATTTCCCAAATCTATGTGTTGTTGCAAGTCCACCGAGAATATCATGTCTCTTCTCAGTAATTAATTGTACTTTACACTTACCCTTGCCGATCCATTTAACATCAGCACGAGCTGTTGTGATACTTAAAATCAATATAACTAGTAATCTCATAAAGCCTCGATTAAAAACCCCCTAACCATACAGGTCAAGGGGTCTTGTTAATTTACTTATGCAGCAGCTTTAGCAGCATTTCTTTCAGCAGTAGCAGCAGCATGTCTTTCTTTAACGGCTTCTACTTCTTCTGGTCCAATCAATGCAGCAGCTTCAAGTTCAGCCTTTTCAGCAGCTTGTCTAGCTCTCCATTCATTTAAGCCAGCTACAGCGTTAGTGTTAATTTCACGTTTTTCAACGCCTGCTTTGTAGCCTTCTAAAATTGCATCTTGATTAGCAACAACATATGCAGCTAATTCAGGATTACCTGATGCATTAGCAAGCAATGTAGTAGCTTCTGCAACTTTTTGTTCTGCAGTTAAGCGTTTAACAGCTGGCCAACGGAAAGATTCACGAACAGCTTCTAAGTTGTCGAATAAGAAACCATGTGTCAACTCTGCTAATGCTTTATCTAACTTGTTGTAGTCAGATTTAGTCACACGTCTAATAGTACCTGTTTCAAAGGCAGCCTCAACTGTTTCTTGATTTTCAACTAACCAGTTAGATAATTCTTGGTTATTTTTAGTTAAATCTAAGAAAGCTTTTAAGATCAACGGACGGCGGATAAATGCTTGTGCTTCAGCTTTAGTAGCAAAAACTTTACCATCGATTACGAATGCTTGTTGAATTTGTGACATGATATGCTCCAGTATAATAAATAAATTAAGTTGCGAATGTTTTCTATCTTCGTTTTTGAAAATAGGGTTAATTTAACGGGGTTGGACATTCGCCATAAAACCGACACCCGCTAAAGGTACAAAATTTGCTACAGATTGATGCGCTCTGCCCCGACTGCCGCAGGGTCTGGCTGGTAGCATGCCTTGCCCCCCGTTGCCACGCCTGCCCCTGCCTGCGCGGGAAATTCGATGCCTGCCGTCCAGTTTTGAAGCGGTGTGAAATCGATGTCTAGGCACGACTGTTCCGTTCCGACTTGATAAAAGCCGCCTTCAGCAGTCCATGTAGATGACTTCCATACATCGTCTGAGAAGTAAGCACCATGAATTTCATTTTCATATCTTTCGTATATCTTAACCATAGTACCATTACGAGTACGCAAATGATCAGTAGATACTTTTACAAGATCTAAATGACCCTCACAGCCTTCATCATAAATCCCATCTTCTGTCCAGCAACGTAAACTCCAAGTATCATCTCTTTGGGAAAGGCCGACAATTGGGTAATCCCTATTAGGAGTCCTAGCAATAATTACTACTCTCTGCGCGGATTTTGTTAAATAAGTTGCATTCAAATCAAACATATAAATCTCCTCAATTAAGTCATTAACATGGTTAGGGTGGTTTCTCAGGTATATACCTTCAGGTGTATATGAGCAGTCTTGGCTATCAATAAAAGGATATATTTCTCCCCCAAGTTCTTCTACAATCGCAGTTACCTGACCTTTACGATTTTTGTATTTACCGCCTACTTTTAATTTCATTTTCTAACTACCCCTTGTGCTGGATCAGATAACTCTACTAATTCGTAGATGTGCTTCCCATCAATGACTACACCACCGATGTTTGTTTGGTGTACTAAGCGATAGCCATCATAGCTAAAGCTAGTAACAATCATTGATATTGCAACTGCTATCATAGCCCCTATTGCAAATGCCATTATTTCTCTGTTTGTCATAACCGCTCCACTAAGTCTAAATCACTGTCAACTACTTCTTCATCGCAAACACCGTTAAGTCTCCAACGCTCATCAATCCACTCTTTGTAGTCTGTATCAAAGTACCTACCTAACACTGGATAGTCTGTAGTAACTGATGTGATGATTTGATTTATTTGAACTTTGAAGCCACATCGCGTTTTGTATTTCTTTTGTATTTCGATTTTCATAACCTACCCCGGTGGATTGCATTGATAGCATTGACATCTCTTATCATAGCTGTGTGGCCCTGTGATACAATCACCATCCTCTTCCCAATTAAGCTCTTCAGGTTCGGGTGAATAGTCTAGTTCTTGAGCTTCAGTAAGTGTACCTAATATCATGTTTCATCTCTCCGCTCTGGTTCTTTCAAATCAGCAACCGCATGTTCTAATTGCTTAATGTACACGTACACATCGTACGGTACTTTGAAATGCGCAAGTTTACGCGTTTTTAAATCGGGGATTACTACAAAGTATAAACCTGTCACATGTCCTCCTCATCTCTCCACTCTGGTTCATAAATGTCTTTTAAATCGCAAACTTTATTCTCTAACTCTTCAATGTAAGCTACAGTCTGTTCAATGATTTCTTTAAGTATTGGGGGATTTGTAAGACGAGCATACTCTCTTAAAGAGTCTTTAATGTTCATTCTTCTTCCTCCTCTTCCCATTCATCATCAAGTTCGTCTTCATCATCGTCAATCCAATCTTCATCATCATCGAATCTTAATGGTACATAATTTTCTTGTTCTTTATCTCTTTTTTCTTGTTCAGTTAGTTTCATTTTAATGCCCCTCCTACTAAGGCCTTTTTACGAAGTTCAACATAACGTTGTCTTTGGTGTTTAAGCTCTGCATTAAGCTCTTTAATTGCATATCTAGCATCAAGTATCTCTAGAGCTGCATGTCCTAATATATTGTCTAAGTCAGCAGGCTGGTCAAAGCCTAATAAATCTACTAATTCATCAAAATTACTCATGGTCTCACATCCATTAGTGCTAGTTCTCTAATATCATCTCTTAGGTCTTGTACTACATTTTCAGCTAAGACATGTCCAATATAAACACCGTTTACAGATACCTCATCAATATCTCCTGTCATACAGTCTAAAATTACATCAAAAGGTACACCGTTGTAATCAAGCCGTATAGGTGCGCCTCTGAATGCGTTATAAGCTGTGTACTGATTTTGTAATAAATGTTCAGGTACAACATCACGTCTATTTACATTTCTGTACTTAGCATCTTCTAGTGTTGTTGGAAAGAATTTAAACTCAACGCTATAGTCTGCTCTGATCAACCGTTGCATTAAAGGCTGCAGCTTGTTATAGTTAAGGTTTGTGTCTGCGAAGATGATATTACTACCCTCATATAATGCAGCTTCAATAAGCTCTTCTCTACGTCGATTGCATGTGTTCTCCATTGTTTCGAAATCCCAATGCTCCCACATATTATCCTCTGCAGGGTCGTATTCCTTAACATTGAGGATAAGATATGTACGTCTAATAACATCTCTATCGATTACACGCCACGCGTCTTGATGAGACCATGCCCAAGTTGACTTGCCTGAACCACTAATACCTACTGTAAATATTGCATGTTTACTCATTTCATTAAATCCTCATACATGTTTTTAACTGCAAATACTGCAAACCCTAAAATAATTACTGCGAGTGAGCCTGTTATAACAACTAAACTGACTTCCATTAACAACTCTGTAATACCTGTAAACTCTATCATTTTAACTCCTCTAATGTATTTGCAATTTCTTTGTCATAACGACGTTCTACAAACTTTGGTTCAAACAAACTATACTCACCCTTCTCATTAGTGATCACGGATGAATACGTTACTTCAATGATAGCATACATCCAGCCATCATAATTTTGGTGGATTTCCCACGTTAATTCATTGGTAAGATTACCTACGTTAACTATAAGTTGTCCATCTTCTGTACTACATTTAAGAGAGCCAAATGTATCAGCATTCTCTCCTGTGCCTGGATTAAAATCAATTACTCTCAATTCACAATGTAACTCTTTTTTAAACTTAACAATCTCTTTACTAACACCATTCTTCCAAACAGCTCTGTAAGACTTTAATACAGTACCTTCCTTACCTTGCTCAGCAAGTTCTACAAAGTGATCTTCAGCTTCTTGTAGTGTTGTAACTAGCTTAGATGGAATTGCCTTAACATACTTCCGATCATAGTTATTAACGGATTCATACCTACTTATGTACATAGTATGGTCTATCCCCTTTCTTATAGACGTAATTGGTACAATATCCCAATAATAAAATACGGGATATTCTCCATTTTTAAATTCTCCGCCTAGATTGACACGTCTTAAAACACCATTACTGGTTTTACGTTCTAGCGGTACACCATTGACCTCTACAATCAACTCACCATGTGTTTGGTATCCTTCCTTGATTACACCAAGCCCTTCTGCTTGTATTAAGAGTTCTCTATAAGAATCAAAAGGCATCTCTTGGTACTTACGACTTAGCATTGTAATGGCTGAACCCTCTATAGTAATGTTTACAAATAGGCCATCAGCCTTTTCCTGACTAAATGCAGGGAAATGAAACTCATCCATTTTAACATGTTTAGGCAAGCTACATCGCATATAAGCTGCTACAGGTATTAGGCCAGGAACAGCTTTGTTAATAGTCTTAGCATCAAAGCCTGCCCTGAGATCTTTTTCTAAAATACCCCTTAACACTGCCTCAGAGCCGTTATACAGCTTTCCCATTGTAGCTAATAAAGTTTCAATTGCAAGCTTACCTGTTACATATCTTTGGCTTAGCAAGTCGAGCAGACCCCATGTATCATAATCAAATGACTTCAGTAAGCCAGCCTTATGTGAGACACTGGGCACTTTACGTACACCAAATGTAATAAATGGGTTGTACGCATATACAATTACTTTCTCAAATTCATCATCTTGTAGATAAAATTCCAACATTTCTATCTTAGCATTCTTAGAAGGCTCTGCTGCAATACCTTGTAAGCATTCGTATATTTCATCTGTGTTCATAATACTCTCCGTTAAAAAGGGAAGACCGAAGTCCTCCCTATGATTAATTCCAACAAATATATGTATTCTTAAACCAGTAACCAAAAGAGAACTTCATTTGTACATACTTATACGTACGATACAATTCTCTTAACTGCTTACGTCTTTGTTGGCTATCACCTTTTAATGTTACTTGTACTTCACCCGTGACACGAGAGACACTCATCTTTATTAGTCCTTGCACCGTTAGTAGTGCGAATATAATACAATGATTTAATACCTTCTAGCTCAAATGCTTCTTGATGTATTTCAGAGATATACTCTTCAGTTTCATCAGCATCGAAGAAGAGATTAATAGATTGACCTTGATCAATATAAGGCTGTCTAGCAGCTGCTAATTTCAAGATACTCTTTTGGTTAATTTCAAATGCAGTTTTAAATACATCTTTTTCATGGTCACTGAGCCAATCAACATGCTGGACAGAGCCATTATTTCTGATGATATCCTTAAGAGTCTTTTGCACATCAAGACCAGCTTCTACAATTAAGTGCATCAATGCAGGTGATGATCTTCTCATCTTACCGCCTGCAGTATTCTGTACAAACGCATTCTTATAAATAGGCTCAATACCTTGAGATGTACCGCCAGCTATTAGTGAACTAGATAGGTTAGGAGCAATAGCCATTCGATGTGTATTTCGAATGCCAAGGTCTAAACACCATTCAGGTTCACCCCATACGCTAGCCATCCATTGAGATGCCATTAGAGATTGAATATTAAGGTGTTTGAACATTTCTTGGCTAACCAAGTGAGCATCAAAACTTTCAAACGGAATACTATGATCTTGTAAATAACTATGAAAGCCTAGTAAACCTAAACCTAATGCTCTTGACTTTTCAGCAAATCTTACAATACGCTCCATGCCTGGCCTTTCTTTGCCAATACGTATTTGATCCTCGTTAACGCAATCTAAGAATACAGTAGCATTGAATACAGCATCTGTATCTTTCCACTCATCATACTTAGAAGCATTCATTGACGATAATACACAAGAGAATGTATACTCTTCATCCCAGTGGATACCACTAAATAATGCAATCTCGGTACATAAGTTAGAAGCATTTACTGTAAGATCTCTACGTTTGTATGCATGAGGTAATGCGCGATTAACTTTATCTCTAAAGAAGAAATAACCCTTACCTAGCATTCTAAGCTTCATTGCTTTTTGATAACGTCTTAATGCATCTTTATCGCCTGCATTTAAACGACGAATAAAATCATCACTAATAATCCAACCGACATTAGCATCATCAGGAAAGTTAAGAATGTGAGTACTGACTTCGTCAAAATCACCATGTTCAATCTCCAAATAACCTGCCCAAGCACCTCTGCGCTGTGAGCCTTGTGAAATATCTTGTGCTACTTTAACAAATCCTTTAAATACTGGTAACACACCTGAAGCAGATCCGGCCACACCAGAAATAGCGGCACCACGTTTACGAATATTACCAAGATAATTACTAGTACCATATCCTTGCTGCGAGAGAATTGCGGCCTCTTGTTGCTTGGCGTAGAAGTCAAATACTGAATCCTGGACTGTACTTCCGGAACATGAAACCGGACATCCGTTACCCGTGCCCATATTGGCACAAACAGGCGTAGAAGGTATAAGCCAACCTTTCCAGAGAAGTTCGAAGAATTTGGTTTCCCAAGCTGCTGGACTATCCGTGTAAGTACTCGCGTGCTTAGCAATACGAGTATAGATTGACAATAAGTCTGGATATTTTTCACTAACATATTTTTCCTTAAGGAGTTGCCAGCTATTGGTAATAATCCACTCAGGGAGCTTACCTTCTTGCTGTAATCGTTTACGCTCAACACTCAATTCGCGATAAATACTAGTCATTTTTCACCTTCCATATAAATTTAGATTCCGTCCAATTACGCTTGTAATCGTTACCCATAGCAATGAATGTATCATGCAAAGTACTAGATTCAATATCATCATAAAACCAATCTGCTATTGGATTATAAGATGGTTCAAATAATGTCTTAGCACCTAGTCGTGTAAGACATATGTCAAGTCTACTTTGTACAAAATTATCTAGCATTAATGGTGTAATGCCTTCAATTGATCCGAACTCAAACATTTTTCGAACGATATCACGCTCATTCTCTGCAATGATCCAAGCGGTTACTTCTAGATCATTATATAAAGTGTCGAGGTTAATATACTCATCAGCATCATTAAGTGCTTCATGAAGAGCTGTATTGAAGATCCAAGCTCCTGTTCGGGCATGTATATCTTCATCAATAGCACTGAAATTAATACCAGCATTAATATTCTGAAACTTATTTTTACCATCTGAGTTGAAATGCTTTAAGAATGCAAAAGAAGAATAGAGTACTGCACCTTCAATCATGCTAAATATAGCAACTGAAGTTAGCTTCTCCATTGTAGTTTCATGCTTAGATACAACACGTTCCATCCAATCTAATCTATCAGCAAGAATTACATCTTCTTGGTAAGAGTTCATAAACTCATCGGTATTTAAACCTAATAGTTCGTTTATCTTAAAATAGAACGGAGCGTGAATATTAAGTTCAGTCATAGCATGTACTGATGCTACTCGCTGTACATCTGGACGTGGAAAGAATCTAGGTATATAATCTCTCCAATAGTTGTTACCAACATGGATTTCATAGTGTACAAAGATCTTTAATGTATTAACAATACCAAAATATTCTGCTTCAGTACAGTTGGTTTTCAATTCGTGGATATCTTTTTCCACTTCAACCTCATGGGCAAACCATGCGATTTCTGCTTGCTTTATAGCAAACTCTATTGCAGCTGGGTAGTCCACACCATAAGATTCTCTTGGTGTTAGTATTTGTGCTGTCATTTATATTCCTAAACTATTGTTATAAAATCTTCCGCGCTAGCACGCAGACGCCCTGTTTCATGTACATAATCGACTCCAGGCACATTGCCTGTTAATCCTGTAAATCTACTTTTCAGTACCCGCATGTTTATGTGATTACGAATTGCTTCATCTTCATGCGACATATCTCTTGAAAAGGCTACAATTTCCATTGATACTTGTTTAATAGAGCCTGAACCTTTTATATCATCTAGGGAAGGTAGTTGACCCTCTTCAAATGATTTCTTACCTGTAGGTGTCTTTCTTAAGTGTGATACCAAACATAACCACACAGGGTACTTGCTAACTAATCTTAATAAATCATTCATTGTTCTATCAATAGCTTCATTACCTTGGAGACCATCAACGCCCTCAGATACTAAAATTGTTATGTGATCTAAGATAATATAGTGGCAACCTGAGAGACACATATACTCAAGCTTGTCCATTAAAGATGTATCATCCATAGAGCCTTGATGATCTAATACCATAATTCTATCATCACCAAACACACTATCAAAGCCGCACTTAAGGTCATCTACAGAGAGTTCTTCGTTAGCAGGGTTTCTGCTGATAGCCATACCCGCTAGTTTACGAGCTGTCTCTGCAGGTGGTTCTTCTAAGGCTACAACACCTACCATGGTATCTTGTGTAGACACTAGGTGTAATGCAATCTCTCTAGTAATTGTAGACTTGCCTGAACCAGTGCCTGAAGTGAATAAAGTAATAGTATGTTCTCTCATACCCTTAAGTTTGCTATTAAGCGTGTCTAAACAAGGAGGGTATGGTACAACAGGAATAGAGTTGTATTCTACCATTGCCTGCCAAAGCTCATCTCTACGCATAATACCTGATGGTACATACTTAGCTGCACTAAAGATGCATGACATTAACTCTGTACCACCCTTTTCAAGGAGTAGCTGATTAGCATCTTTTACTAACATCTTAGTAAGCTTTACCTTATCTACACCAATGATTTTAATAGCCTTGTCAGTAGCTTCTCTACCTGCGTCATCGTTGTCAAAGCATAGAATTACTTCATCAAAAGATCTTATCCATTCTCTGTTCTCTAGTAAAGCTTTTGTGCCTGTAGCAGATGACATTGAAACAACTGGATAAATCTTTTTGTACTTTTCAAACGATGCTTGTGCAACAGACATAGCATCAATTTCACCCTCAGTAATAACAAGTTTCTTGCCATCACCATTAAACTTATCTTGACCGAACAGTTTGTTCGTATTAGGGCCAACCCAAGTAAATGTCTTAGGCAATGCTCTCATTTTATAAGAGTCGCCATACGGATAGAAATGGCCATCAACTTCACCATCTTCCCCAAATCTCATCTTAACACCAAAGTACTCTGTAACTTCTTTGGATATTTTCCTGTCTTTTATCGCAACAGAGCGTAACGAGCTAATATCCATATGGGATACTTTCTGTGTTACTTTTGCTGCTGGTACGCTACCTTTAAATTCTATTGCCATATCTGCATCCGCTTTAAAATGTGTATCGCATGAAAAACAATGACTCTGTCCGCTTGAATATATCTTTCTAGCGTCAGAAGAGTTACATTTGGGACAGCTGGTTTTACCAATCTCTTTCGAAGTCATTTGGAATATATCCTTTAGAAATAAGATTTAATCTTTCTATATGATGTGGTGCAACATCTTCTGTAACTTTCCACGTAATTTCTTCTATTCGCTTGTTGTATACATCTTCTCTGAATGGTGCTTTTAATGTCACCAACGACCACGTTTCGGCCCAAGCGAGTCCACTTTTTGTTTTGTATTCCCCCAAGCAGATATAGAGAAATTCTTCTGCTGGTCGTTCTTTGAGGTGAGCTGCAATTGTTGAACTACTACTCTTGTATCTCTTCCAATCAGACTCTCGTCCGAAAGTAGCTTTACCAGTACTGAAGTAATTCTTCTTTCCAATATAGAATCTAAGAAGAGCTTTATCATAGATAGCATAGATGAATCCCACATATGCTTTATCCTCTCTCATTTGTTTAAAGTATCTCCAGTGCCCATTAGAAAATTTACTAACAGAAACTGGAGCCGTTGTTGGAACGACTCCTTCAAATTTCATTTAACCTAATAATTCCTTAGCCAGTGGCCATTCATCCAAGCTGAAGTAGTCTTCAGGCCATCGCCATAAATGTATAAGCTTACCTGTAAGTGTAAGTTCTTCTGGCCATCTGTCGCCATACGCTTTAATATACTCATTTATGACTACTTCTTGAAAGGATTCTAGTGTTACACAGTCCTTCAAAGCCTTTGCAGACTTTACAGGCCCCATTTTCCAAATACCTGGAATACTATCAACTGCATCTCCCATTAGAAGTTGCTGATGATAAGACATCAAGGCTTCGTGTTCAGATACTTCACTTATTTGTTTAGTTTTCAAATGATAGTGCTTACCAGCAATCATCTTAAGGTCTTTGTCTGTAGTACAAACAATAAATTCCTTACCTTCAGCTCTAAGCTCTTCTGCCCAGATACGTATGATATCATCACTTTCACAACCTTCAGAATCTATTGCCATTTCAAACGACAATGCTGTATCTTTGATGTAATCGGCATATTTCTTTATACCGCCAGAATTTCTCTTAGACTTATAGAATGCATCTACTGCATGCCTAAAGTTATTCTTACCTCTAAGTACAATACGCGACTCTGTGGCAAATACATTTTCACTTACTTCAGAAAGTTCTCTACAAAAGTTTCTAAAAATATCAGCTTTATATTCAGCTTCTTCTTCAGTGGTATACGTTACCATACCTTCGTCATCGAGGTTAACTATTGGATTCTGCTTTTCACGATTGTAACAAACAGAATAAGTTAAACCATCCGCATCGATAAGTGCTATCATTTTTCTAAAACTCCCATATCTTGTGACAAAATCATACGCATTTCTGTTTTGGCTATCTTATCTCTTATGTGAGATTTCATATCACAATTCAGCCTAATATTACATTCACTAGCTAGCATAATAAGAATAGCTTGTACGTCCGCTAATTCATTCTTTAGCTTTTGCTTGTTTGTGTGTTCGTATTCTTCATACTGATGATCTAGTGTGAATCTAATACATTTAGAAGCTTCTTGTGCTGCTTCTGATAACTCTTCCATTAAACATACTAAAAGGTATTGCTCGCTATTCATCAATGCGTCTCCAGCCAAGTGTTACCAAAGGAACCAGAGCCATCCATAATGGTGACTCCAAACAATTTAGGGCCTTCTTGGAAGGCTTTTATGCCTAATTCTACTGCTCTCTCCGCATGCTCTTCAGGTACCATGAATTGAAACTCGTCATGATACATAATCAAAGGTTGATAAGGAATACCTTCTTCTTGTAGGTATTGTTGTACTAGCATACATGCTGCACCACAAGTAATCTTTTCTGTAGCTTGTAGCTTGTACACTAGTAACTTATGAAAAGAATCTACATACAATCTAGTGTGCGCCAAGCTAGCAATGTAACCGTGTCCTGTTTTCTTTGTACCACCATATGTAGTTTCCAGCTCTTTTAGAAGTTCTTTAAAACCTGGAACTGCAGCAATAAACTCTTTTTTGACTTTATTGCCTTGCGTGTCATTCATTTCTCCATTAAACATATAGCTCCAAAGCTTGCCACCTGAAGCTCCAAACAAGAATGCATACAATACCCGCTTAGCACAATTTCTTCTACGAATAGCAAGGTTCTCTTCTAACGTATGCTTTTCATCTGCCGTAACGCCCTGTTCTATCCAATACTCATTCCAATCAATGTAAAGATTTTTTCTCAAAATACGAGTAAGGGTATCTGCATTAAAAGTATGAATATCGCCATTTAGAAGAATATCTGTAAACTTATCATCTTTAAGAAAATGAGCCAAGCCTCTAGCTTGATTGCCAGCACTGTCACAGCCTACTATTTTCCAACCAGGACTACACTTGAACAATGATCTCATTTGTTTCCCGTATGGAGCATCAGGACTAGGGATATTAACAATAATACTATGACGTGAACGCATGCTAGGGGTCCCGATAACCATGCAGTCTCCATGAAGTCTATTATTGTCATCTACGTTCTCCAACCATGTTTTTACAATTGAGTGTCTAGCCTTCTCAGTCAAATAGTTACTATATAGCTTGCCATCTCCGCCTAAGAACTCTAAGCTATCTTCAGTAATTTTAGGCGTTGTTCTTTCACGCTTTAGATCTTCAGTTAACTTGTAGTTCCAATCTGTTGGTTGCCAGCCGTTTCTATATAGAAATATCTTTACATCAGCTACTGAGTTAAGACTCAACGGTACAATTTCAAACTTACAATACTCACCGACTACTAAACGATCGTCAGGCTCAACTCCGCTCCACTGGTCAATATTAAACCAACGAGCAAGGTGTATATCATACCTACCGTCTTTTAGGAATTTAGGCTTACGTCCGAAGTCAGTCGGATCACTAGCCTTCTTATCGCAAGCTACAGTTTTTACACCAAGCTTTTTATTAAGTATCCCATAAGTACTATTCATCTTTGTTTCAAGCTCATCATAAAGCTCATAAGCTTTTTCTACATCAAATGGCCAGCCGTGCAAACTTGCATCAGCACACCATTTAGCAACTGCATGCTCTACTTTAATGTACTCTCTTGTTAATTTAAACTTTTCAGGAAACCTATCAGCGCCCCTGTCTAGTTCATCTTTCAATGCCATTAAAATTTTAGTATTAACCTCAACGTCATTTTCGCAATAGAGCGCCATTGTTTCCGAGTACTTAGACCAATCTTCAAATTCTTGTTTAGGTGCATCTAAATATTCGCCCCATACTTTAAGAGAATGACCTTTATCACCAAATCTTTTATAGTCAAGTATTTGTGAAAGGATTAAAGTATCTACAGCTTTTACATATGTTGGCAGTTTATAGTTAAACAGCTTTTCAAGAACAGGTAAATCGTAATTTATAATATTATGACCAACGACTTGATTAGCATTGTTAAACAACTCTTGCCAACCAAGATCACCTTCTAAGAACCTTGTACGTTTACCCGTTTTAAGATCTTTAACGACCATAATCCACATTCGTGTAACGTCTTTCAGCAATCCATCCGATTCTATGTCGAATACATAATTCATAGTAAGTCTCGATTAAAAGGCGCTCCGCTTATGCGAAACGCCCTTTTGTTGTTAAATTGAAGATATAATACCTTCGACCTCATCTACCATGATTGGCCTATTTGCTACTTTATAAGCAATCAGATAGTTTAAATACCATCGTGCTTTAAGCAACTCTTGTATAACATCATCCTTTTGCCCATTGCGATCAAGATACTTTCTAATTTGCATTTCTACAGCACCAGAAAATATTTTAGGATCTTTAAGCGTAGGGATACGGCTCATAGTGTCAATCCATTGGAATTCCTCTACGTAGCCCTTGTAATGCTTTGGATCCACTGCAGTAGCAACTTCAGACTTTGGAGCCCAATGACAGCGATCAAGCATTTCACGCCAAGCTTCATAATCATCTCTGATTACTAGCGCACCTGCCACTGTATTGTCTTCCGCGCGAGTTGCTTTAATATGGCCATAATCTCCAATAATAGCATTGATTGGTATCTCATTGAAGTCAGAGTATTTTGTACCTTCAGAGCCATCTTCATTGATTGCTGTATAGTTATAGCGTGCCATTAGAATACATCTCCATCAATATCTGGCATTTCTTCATATACAATCTCTGTCTCTGTAACTTCAAAGGATTCTTTATCAATACCTTTTGCTACATAAGGGATTAATTTTGTAATCTGTACTGCCATTAAGATTGCACCAGCACTTACGCCAGCCTTATTCTTATCTTCCCATTCTAAAACACGTACATTTGCAACAGAACCATTGCCAATAGACTTAGAAGGAATTGGTTGTAAGTTACCATCTAAAACTTCTACAGGCGGATTCTTGTTCCCTGTAGTTTTTGAAACAGTATTCTTTCCTAAAGAGAATCTCCAGTATTCTGTACCATCTGGTAATTCCTCTTCCTCAACCTTAACTCCCATTGCTTTAACTTGCTTCGAGAGAGCCTTATCATAAGTACGGCATTGCATTGTCCATCTTGGATTCTGAGGATTATACTTTGATTCAGGTTTATCAAGTTGTGGCCAGTGTATTTCAATATTTTTAAGAATTGCCATTTTTAAATCTCATATAGTAGGTTGATGTAAGGGTTAATTTAACGGGGTCTATGAATTCGAAAGCTCAAGAGATGCTCCCACGTTTGGGTTAAGTCGAGCAAGCTCTCGTGGAATGTAATAAACCGGACCACCGCTATCTGATGTTAATGACAGTATTTTTATCCAATCTACATCGCAAAACGATACAATGTCAAATATGCCTGCTTTATCAAGTAGACTCTTACCAGGGTCATCCAAATCAAATACTTCAATCTCTTTGAAATCTTCCAATGTTTCGAGAATATACACATCACCACCTAGGTCATTCATTAATGTACTAGTTGGAATTAAACCCCTTAATACAGGAAGCATGTCTTCAAGAATTTCATGATAATCTGGGTTTGATTGTAATGCAATCAACAGATCATTAAGCTTGCTGAATATTTTCATTTAACCTCCCTTGCCATTTTACAATAGCAGTTGCCAATGGCCAGTAGCTACTAGGATCATTTTCATCATAGCCTTCTGGACCGCCTATACATACGCCAAGTACATTAATCATTTGGCGTAACTCTTCTATCTCTTCATCAGTGAAACTTGTCATTTGGTCCTTTACTTAACGTAATTAAAATTAAACGTGATTCTAGATCTGCGCATACATTCCTAAGCTCATTAATTATGATAGTCAACTTCCCTACCCTATAAGTAGCAAATACAGCATACGCAATTAGAAAATACTCCAACATGTACCCTCCCATTGTTTATCAAGGAGACCTTCCACAAACTCAAGTCTTTCATCAAGACGCTTGCGGTCTTCTTCTGTAAATAGGCAAAATATTCCTAAAAACAATATAACACCTATTACCATAAATTGGATAACAAGTCTGATTATTGCTACAAGGGTAGAAATTACAAATGCTACTAAACCCCTTAAATATTTCAATATCAACATACTACCCCCCTAAGCTACTAATGCCGTTAATTGGTCTACTGTTAAATACAAAGGTTTTGCTACTCTATCAGCTTCACACATTTCATCAAGTTTTCTTCTAGCCTTTATTGCTGTAGCATATGGGTGATCGACATCGGGGTCTTTTAGAGCCCTATCGAACA